TTCTTGGCTTGGTGATAATTTTGAAAGCGTTTTGTTGTACGGTGCTTTACGTGAAGCTGTTATTTACCAAAAAGGTGAACAGGACATGGTACAGTACTATGAAACTAAATACCAAGAATCAATCTGGTTATTACCTTGACCATTATTAGTACGTACAACGGTGTCTAATAGATCAATAGTGTCAACTGGAATAGGGTAAATAGCCTGACCAGTATTCATCAAAATCTGACCTTGCTCTACAGTCCAAAGGTTAATACCTTTATTTGCCCATTCAATCGTCAAAATATTGACGGAGCGGCGGGCAGTACGGAAGTCATAGCCAGACCGTAGTTCTTTGCCGCAACGCTCAAACGCCTCTTCTACGAGGTCGTTCATGTCGAGATTGAAGGTTGTTAAACCTGTAGTAGCCATTATTTTTTCAAGCCTTTAAGAGTCTGCGCTAAACGTGCTCGTTGCCCTATTTTGCCAGGTTTCTTAGCAGCTGCGGCAAGTTTTTTAGCGGGGATAGTCTTACCTTCTTTAACGCCAAGTTCTTTACGTAAAGCACCAGGCTTCTTGATTGCGCTTTGAATCCAATTCTTAGTAGCCATCATTTAACCTTTCGATACGGTTTTACTTTTGCTTTTACTTTTGACGGCTGGGGCACGAACTGTTTTCCCTGTGCTTTTCCCGCTCGCTTTGCTTTTGTTGTTGCTGCGTACTCCTGTGGGCTTAGCGCTTGTATTGCTCTTTTTGGCAGGTACCTTTCGCCTGTTTCGGACGACTTTTTCCCCGACTTGGTTGTCCACTCTTGTTTCGTCCAAGCCTTGAGGCTGCGCTGCGATTTTGCCAACGGCATGTAAAAGTCTCCTAAGCCAAGCAAGCATTATTTGTATCCACCGCCAGCAGCTTTGTATTTCTTAGCTACTAACTGTGCTTTACGGGCAGACCACTGTCCAGCTTTTGTACCATGAGTTGCAGCAGCTTTAACTGCCGAAACAATCTTTTTGCGCAGAGTGGGCTTGGTGTAGTTACTAGCAGCATTTACCTTACCGCCTTCCGCATATTGCGTGAAGTCAGTATCGTCACGGCGAGCTTTCTTAACGCCACGACCCATTTTAGAAGGCATTATTGCGCCCATTCCACGACTTGGTCTCATGATTAAGCCCTTGTTTTTCCACGAATACAGCAGCCATCAGCACGGGCAGAAGCGGATTTAACTTTGCCTCCAGCTTTCATGCCAGTAACGTTGCCCATTGTGTCTACGCTAGGAATGTTCTGTTCGGTTGTACCAAACATCTCGTATTCTTTTTGCTTCTCAGCACGAATACCTTTTTCCTTGTTAGCCTTCATATAGGCTTCACGTTTTTCTTTCTCTTTGCCAGTTTCAGTGTATGGCATGATTTAGCACTTTCCGCCTTTTTTCATAGCAACCATAATGGCGCCACGTTTAGACTTAGTTTGGACTGGATGTTCGCCTTTAGAAGCAACTCGACCACCTTTTTTCATACCCATAGACTTATCGTAGGCTAAGTCCTTAGCTACACGTTTGCCTTCTTTTTCAGCATGTGCATCTTTCTTAGCGGTAGATCCAGGGAAAGACTTTTTACCAGTCTTATAGTCGTATTCCATTTCTTTAGTAACTTTTTTAGCTACTCGTTTGCTTGCGACTGCCATGATTATTTACCTTTCTTCATGTAACCACCACCACACATACTGATGATTGTGCCTTTGGTTTTACCTTTAGTAGCGCAACCATCTGCACGAGCAGAAGCAGTGCCGCCTTTAGCCATTTTGTGCATACGCTTTTCGTGCGCAGCAACTTCTTGCTTAGCCACTTTTTTCATCATTGGCATATCTTGTTTAATGTCATCATGTTTCATAAGTCCACCTTCTTTTTTGCCTACGTACTTAAGCAGGTTTTCGTCTGGGGCATTTAATTTATACCCAAACTTACTGCCAAAACGAGTGCGTTGCTTGTTGATTTGGTTCTGCCCACCATAGCTATAGTTGACATCCCCACCCGTACCGAACTTCTTGCCTTTATCTGCTTCTAAGAAATGCTCTCCAACAGACTTAGGTATACCTACCTTTTTAGCAAATTTAGGGTTCTTGGCAATAGCCGCCATGAAATTGTGCTGTTTCTTTGATGTACTAGGCATTATTTACCCCAGTGTCCCATCACAAAACCAACAATCCCAGTAAGAGCACTGACAGCCCCACCAGCCCAAAGTAACGCTTTCCAACCACCTTTAGCTTCAGATAATGTCTTATTAATCTCAGATAAAGACTTTTTAATTTCTTCCATATCCTTAACCAGCTTGTCCATATCCTCTTGCAAATGTTTAATATCATTCGCATGGGTAGCGAGCTCCCGTACAGTATCAAGGGCGGCGTTCATTTGCAGTTCCATCTTTTCAAGCTAGCTGCCTTACGAGTAGGGCGACCTTTTTCATCTTTCATTGGACCAGGCATCCCAGACATACGGGCGCAGAATGACTTGCGTCTTGCTGCATCCTTTGGAGTCTTAGGATTTGGTGCTGGAGCTTTAAGATTAGATCCTGTAGCAGCGTTATATTTGGCACGGCCTTTAGCCGTAAGCCCCGCACCTTGCGATACGGGGAGCTTTTCGCCACGTCCAACAGCTAAAACAGGACCTTTTTTCTTAGCCATAAATTAACATTACTGAATCGACGTTAGTAATAGTGGCATAAACACCAGTAGTAATCTTAATACCTTCACCAGGTAGTAGAAGATAGTAAGTACCAGCATTTGCAGCGGTAGGGGTACTAATTGTCCCAATAGCTTTACCAGCAGTGCTCGCTCCATCATACAGAACTACAGTGCCAGCTAAAGCTGCAGATGTGCCATAAATGGCTTTAATACGGCAAGGCCCTAAAACGTTACCGTTTTGCATTTTGAACGTATTAGAACTCCCTAACGGTTGTGTTAGTAGTACGTCGGTTTGCATACCCATAATTAATCTCCAATAAAGTTAAACAGGGGCCGTAGCCCCATGGGATTAATTAGACGTCTTCTGACTCGTTAGTGCTAACGAAGTAAGTCAAAATACCAGAGGCATTACCAGAAGCGCCAGTGTTAGCAGCTGCAGTAACAACAACTAAGTTAGTTGCGTTAGCTACGTTACCCAAAGAAGCGCCACCACCTGTGCCGCCAACAGCTACGTTTAGACGTGATGCTGTAGAAGCGTTAGCCAAGAAGCCTTGTGGTACGTTTGTACCAGTAGTTGTAGTTTGACCAGGACCTACACCAATTAGTGGGGTAAACCCTAAGTCAATAGTACCTGTACCAGTTTCAGTAACGGCAACAGATAAAACTACAGCATTAGCTGGCAGAATAACCGCTGAGTTAGAGCTAGTAGAAGCAGTTACGTTAGTAGTTGCAGCCAAGTTAGCAATGTAAAATGGCACGCTCATTACCATTGAGCCTGCAGAAGCGGTACGAGTTTGATCGCCGCCAGTTGAACGCCATACGGCGGAAGTTGTTGCGTTTGTCATGACAAATTGTCCTTCTTACAAAGATCAACCTATCAATCGTGTAAGCGTCTGCTGGGGCAGTTTGATAGGCGGTTCACCCAGTTTCCACAATCTTACTACTATTTTATTAATGTGCAAGCATTTTGCGTAAAATAGTTAAATGAACTATTACGAGATTCCAACTAAGTCAGTAATCGCTAAAGAACTTTTAGAGTATGCCTTGACTACCCAGGATTGGCAGGATTACTACAACTTCAAAGCCGTACATGTTCCTGATGAACTCATATCTAAAGACCCTGTCTTAGTAGACTTATTCCATAAAAATCCTTTTATGGCTGGAATTGTTAAATTAGATCCTAATGTTTGCTATGAATGGCATGTAGACACCCGTAGGGGGGTGGGGGTAAACATGCTCCTAAACTATGAAGGTGTGAGCCATTGTTTATTTACCCACGATGAAGGGGTACAACTTAGGTTTGACGAGCTTCACTACGCCCCAAACAAATACTTTCTTTTCAATACCCAAGTACGGCACACCGTAATCAACTTTGGGGAACCTCGCTATCTATTCACCATAGAGTTTTTAGCAGATAAAGACCAGCTGTCTTTTGATGCTCTGTACTACCAAATGAAAAACCCCGCTGTTTAGGCGGGGTCTTCTTACTACTCTGGGGCTTATTAGGCGCCAGCAGAACCGTACATTCCGAGTGGATCAGACCAGCCGAATGAATAACGCTCACGAGACTTGTAACGTACGTTACCAGTATCAAAGTCGCCGTCCATAGAGTTCTGGAGTGGAACACGTTCGAAGTGCTTCATACCGTTTGGAACATGACGACATTAAGCAAGATATGCCAATGATGAAAAAAGTGGCTAAACAAGAAGTTAAAGCGCATGAGAAATCAATGCACAAAATGGCTAAAGGCGGTGTAACCCGTGCTGATGGTTGCGTATCTAAAGGCCACACTAAAGGCAAAATGATTGCTATGTGCGGCGGCGGTATGGCTAAAGGTAAGAAATAATCATGGGCATCTTAGAAAACATTATCGGTAGTAAAGAGCAGAATGAAACTGCTCAGAAAAACCTTGATAAACAAGCTAGAGAAGGTTCTAAACTTGCTAAGTTTTTAGGGGGTAATCCCATTGCCGAAGAAGCAACTCCAGGTCCAAAAGGCTTTAAGATGGATATGGATAGTCCAAAATCTCGTGAACAACAAAAAGCTGACCACGAGCGTAGCTTTAAGATGGATATGGATAGTCCAAAAAGCCGTGATGTTCAAAAGGCTGACCACATGCGTGGTATGAAAAAGGGTGGAGTAGTGCGTAAGTCCGCTTCTGCCCGTGCTGATGGTATTGCTATCCGTGGTAAGACTAGAGCGTAATGGACGAATATACTGCCGATCCTAGAGAAACTGAGCGTGAAGCTCAGCGAGTTCTTCGTGAAATGAGGAATGATAAGGCTCGTGCTGAGGTAGCTGACATTGCAGAAAAGACTAGAGCTGAAAGAGCCGCATCTAACCTATACACAAAGAGTTTCTCTGGTAA